AAAAAATTAATAGAGAATAGAGAAGAGTTTGAAAAAATTAATTGCATAATAGCAGATGATTTTGAGAAAAGTGTAAAAATATATTATACAATAAATAAAGAATATGCAAAAGAGCATAATTTGGATTTTCTAAATAGAGTTTTTGAATATAATCCAAAGATACAAAACCTATCACATACAAGAGAATATGCTTGTAATAAATAGAAGGAGGATATATGATAACAATAAAATTAAATAAATCAGATAAATGTAATGGTGAATATAGTTTATATATCTCTTTTCCATATAATCAAAATATAGTTAATGTAATGAGAGAGCAAACTATAAGATATTGGCATCCAGATACAAAGGAATGGGAAATACCAGCAAAAAGTTTTGATAGTTTAAAAAAGCAATTAAAAGATTATGAAATACATCTTGCTAATTTTAATGAGAATCAATTTAAACAGCTTTTTAATGATAAGGTAATAAATTATATACCTGAGGAATATAAATTTAAAATAAAGCCATTTTCACATCAAATTGATGGTGTTAATTATGGATTAAAATATAATAGATTTTTACTTGGTGATGAACAAGGTTTAGGTAAAACAATGCAAGCCATTAATATTGCTTGTATAAAAAAAGAACAAAAACATTATAAACATTGTTTAATCATATGTGGAGTAAATGGATTGAAATGGAATTGGAAATCGGAAGTGGAAAAACATAGTAATGAGGAAGGTTATATTTTAGGTACAAGATATGATAAAAAAGGCAGAGAAAAAATTGGCACTATGACGGATAGGTTAGAAGATTTAAGAGTTAATACTAAAAATGAATTTATAAATCCTAATATGAATGATTCTTATTTTATAATAACTAATATAGAAACATTAAGAAATGAAAAAATAATAAATGAGTTGAAAGTTTTATGTAATATGAATGTAATTGAAATGCTTGTACTTGATGAAGGACATAAATGTAAAGACCCTTCAAGTATTCAAGGAAAACATTTATTAAAATTACAAGCAGATTCAATGATAACTATGACAGGAACACCATTAATGAATAATCCATTAGATTTATATATACATTTAAAATGGTTAGGATATGAAAAACATTCTTTTTATAGTTTTAAACAACATTATTGTATAATGGGTGGATATGGTGGATATCAAGTTGTAGGGTATAAACATTTAGACCAATTAAAAGAACAATTTGATGATATAATGTTAAGAAGATTGAAGAAAGAAGTTTTAGATTTACCAGATAAAATATATCAAAATGAATTTGTGGAGATGACATCAAAACAAGAAAAAATATATAAAGAAGTTACATTAGAAGTTAAAAATAATATTGATAAAGTAAGTGCAGCAATAAATCCATTAGCAGAAATGATAAGAATGAGACAAGCTACTGATTATACTGGAATATTAAGTAGTACAATTTTAGAAAGTGCAAAATTAGATAGATTAGATGAATTATTAGAAGAAATCGTAGCAAATGGAAATAAAGCAATTGTATTTAGCAATTGGACATCAATGACAAATCCTACTTATAAAAGATATGAAAATTTATATAATCCAGCACTTATAACTGGAGAAGTAAAAAATAGAGTAGAGCAAGAACATAAATTTATGAATGATGATAGTTGTAAAATTATAATTGGTACCATTGGAGCAATGGGAACTGGTTTAACATTAACAGCAGCAAATTATGTAATATTTTTAGATGAACCTTGGAATAAGGCAATTAAAGACCAAGCAGAAGACAGAGCTCATAGAATTGGAACGAAAGATAATGTAACTATTATAACAATGATGTGCAAAAATACAATAGATGAAAGAATACACGACATCGTAGAACAAAAAGGCAAAATGGCTGATTTATTAGTAGATGGAAAATTAAATACACAAACTAAAAAACAATTGGTTAGCTATTTATTAAGTTAGAACTTTTTAGAGAAATTCGTGAAAAATCCTTGACTTTTTTATTATACTATATTATAATAAATATTGTAATAAAGGAAAGGAGGAAAACTTATGAAAAAGGTAAAATACATAATAATTTGCAAGGCAAAAGATTTATTATTAGAAATAAGCAAATTACAGAAGAGCAATTAAGCTCTTCTGATAAATAAAATAATATATTGAAGGAGGTGAATAAAATGGCAAAATTATCTACAGGTCAAGTAGCAATTAGATTAAATGTATCTCCATACACTATAAAAAGATGGTATACATTCTGGGAAGATTTACAAAAAAGTGATATTCAAGAATTAGATAAATTAATAAAAGAAGGAATGCCTGTTTTACCAGAATATGAAACAGTAGGCTCAAGAGGAGATAGAATTTGGGATGAAGATGATATTAAAGACCTAGAAAAATTTAAAGAATGGATACCACATACAAAAAATGGTATATTTCAAAAATATAAAAAGGAGGAAAATTAATATGGAAGATAAAGAATTAGTTCTAGACGAAATGATTAAAAATTTCTATACTGATAAGCAAGAAGCAGACCATTTTAAGAAAATGGCAGATGATTTTAATGCTGCAATTAAAACATTGATGGCAGAATTAGATAAAGAAGAGTTTGTGACCAGTAATGGTCTAATAGCTAAAAGGTCAGTGCAAAAAAGAGAAAGTTTCAATGAAGGTAAATTAATTGAAAGATTAAAAGAACTTGGAGCTATTGGAGCAATAAAAACAGTTGAAGTGGTTGATTATGATAAATTGGAAGATGCTATTTATAATGAAGAATTCGATGCAACTAAAATAGCAGATTGTAAACAAATTAAAGAAGTTGTAACTTTAAAAGTTACTCAAAAGAAAGGGGAATAATTATGATGATTTTATTAACTATATTTACAGAAATTATATTATTTATATTAACAATATTTTTCTTTTATTTAGCAGATGATAGTTATGACCACGAATTTTTATTTGGAGGAATAGCTATATTGTGTGTATTAGTTATGGTAGCATTTCCTTTTATGATAGGAGGATTTCACGGATATATAAATTATAATAAAAGTAACGATAAAGATAAAGCTAGAATAACAGCAGTAACACAACAACAAGATTTATTTAAAACCTATTACAAAGTAGAGGTTGAATATTTAACAAATACACCTACTCAAAGTGGTATGATTACGAATTATAATATAGAAAAAGATACTTTTTATTGTTATATAACAGATGAAGAATTAGTTGCAAAATTAAAAGATAATATGTATAAAGAATTATGGATAATTTCAGGATATAAAGGTGGATATGAAAATTTTAAAGATTTTGGAACAAAATTAATAAAAGACATAGAATTAATTGAGGAGGAATAGTTATGAAATGTGATAGTATATTGAATTTTGGAATAACTTTAGAACAAGCTCAAAGAATATGTGAATATTATGGAAGAGATATAAACAAACTAGAAGGATATGAAGTATGTGAATTATTAAATAGAATTATAGACGAATTAGATATGTCAGTTAAAGACGATTTACCATTTTAAAGGAGGAATAATTATGGAAGAAGATAATAAAGTAGATTTAATGAGAAAAGAGATTATAAGTGAATTAATAGTTGATGGATTATTTAATTCACTTAAGAAAATGAGTAGTGGTAAGATTCGAGTTGAATCTTATGAAATAGATGAAAATAATATGACCTATTTAATAAAGAAATATGACCCAGAAAAATTTGCTGCTTATGAGAAAATGCTATTAAATAATAAGAATAAAGAAGGAGATGATGATTAATGGACCCTCAAGCACAAGCAAATGCAGATGTAGTTAAATCTACAATAACAACAGGAGTAGGTGTTACAACTAATTACGATTTATCTGGAACTACACAACCAGAATTAATATCAAAAAATTATATATCTAAAGCAATTCCAAAAGTAATAAAATTTTCAAGTAGAGCTAGTATAAAAATAACCAATAATGGACAAGACCATTATTATACTGTTGAATATGGTGAAGAAAGACAGATTGATTATTTTAATAAAGTTGATATAGATAAAGAAAGACAATTACTAATCGATGATTGCAATAATCAAGTAGATAATCAAGTTAAAGAAATTGTTGAAACTTTTTTAAGATAAACTATTGATTTTTTCTTAAAAGTATTATATATTAATTTTATTAAAAAATTGACTGTTAATTAAATTAGGTATAATTCCAATAGGCTATTGCCGTTAATATTGGATAATTATATATATGATAAGTGATATAAGTTTCCAGTCAATTCTTATATCACTTATTTTTTTTTTATTTTAGGAGGTATATATGAAAGAGAGTTTGGTTAAAGATGAAAATTATATAAATATACAAGGATGGATGAGTACTAAATTAAAATTAAGTGGAAATGAGCTTATAATATATGCTTTAATATATGGATTCAGTCAAATAGAAGACCACACATTTCATGGAAGCTTAAAATATATATGTGATTGGACTAATATATCTAAAACAAGTTGTATAGCAAATCTTAAAAAATTATTGAATAAGAAACTAATAATAAAAAAAGAAAAAGAAATTAATGGATTAAAGTTTTGCGAATATTCAACTAACTTAAATAGTATACAAGAAACTTATATACCTATACAAGAAACTTTAACTAATAATATAGAGTATAATATAGATACTAATAAAGATAATAAATTATCTTTATTAGATAGTGTTGCAGAAGAAATTAAACCTAAAAAATCTAAAGAAGATAAGATATTATTAGAAAATGTAAAATGTATTATAGATTACCTTAACGAAAGTATAGGTTCCAAATATAAATATACAACAAAAGAAACTATTAAGGATATAAAAGCAAGATTTAAAGAAGGATATGAATTAGATGATTTTTATGATGTTATAGATAAAAAAGTAAAAGAATGGCTGAATACAGATATGGAACAATATTTAAGACCATCTACATTATTTGGTAATAAATTTGAAAATTATTTGAACCAAAAAAATTATTTTAATGGCAAACCAAAAACAACTTATAGTTCTAAACCAACTTTTGATAATACAGCAAATCATTTTACTGGAAATAAAAAGATAACTGATGAAGAATTAGATAGAATGACTTTTAATGAAAAAGTAGAATATGTAAGTAATTTATCTGTAGCAGATATGACTCCATATCAAAAATTATTCTTTGAAAATCATTGTTTAGCAAGAGACGAAAATGGAAATTTATTAAAGTTTTAAAATTTCTATAAAAATTTAATCCTTTTTCTATATATTATATGAAAGGTGGTAATAGATATGAAAACAAAAACACAAATAGTTAGAGAATATTTAGAAGCAGGAAATTATATATCAGATAAGAAAGCAGTTGAATTATGTCAAAGTTATAGGTTAAGTTCAATAATTTATGAATTAAGACATACGCACGACTTAAATGTACAAGATAGATGGATAGAAAATGAAAATACAGGTAATAGATATAAAGAATATTATCTAGTTAAATAATAACTTGAAAGGACTAAAGAATGGACAATAAATATTGTTGGTATCAAAAGACTTGCAATAATTATAAAGAAAATTGCAATAATAATTGTGTAAGATTTAATGAAATGCAATATTTAATGGAATCAGCAAATATACCAAAAGGAAATCAATTTAGAAATAAATTAATACCTAGTCCAATAGATGTAGAAAATTTTAAATTTTTAAATGAAATAAAAAAAGATGTAGTAAACTTTATAACAAATGGAGAAAATTTATATATATTTAGTAGTAAACTTGGTAATGGAAAAACAACTTGGTCAATTAAAATTATGCAAGCATATTTCAATAAAATATGGGCAGGAAATGGATTTAAACAAAGAGGTTTGTTTATCCATGTTCCTTCCTTTTTAACAAAATTTAAAGAGATTATAAATAAAAAAGATGAATCTTTTGAAAAATTAAAAGAACAATTAATACAAGTCGATTTAGTAATATGGGATGATATTGCTGCTGGAAAATTAAGTGATTATGACCATACAAATTTATTAACTTATATAGACCAGAGAATTTTAAGTGGTAGAAGTAATATATATACAGGTAATTTAAGTGAGGAAGAATTGAAAGAAGCTTTAGGAAATAGATTAACCAGTAGAATATGGCATAATTCAACCGTAGTTGAATTGCAAGGCACTGATAGGAGAGGTGTTTAATATGAAATGTGAAATATGTGGAAGTAAGTATGCAGATAATTATTATAGAAATAAAGATACAGATGAAATAATATGCGAAGATTGTTTATTAGAAGTTGATGGTATTACTACTTCAACTATAACTCATTATTTTCTGGATGGAGAATATATAGGGGATGATAGTGATAGTATTCAAGATGTAGTAGATACTATATGTGAATATTTTGATTATACCAAAATTGAGGAGTAATATATTATGGTTGTACTACAAACAATAAACAAGATAATAAAAACATCGAATTATGATTTAGTATTAAATAATAATTTATCTAAAGAAATGTTTTTACAATATGAAAATGAATTTGAATATATAGATAATTTTTATAATAAATATGGTAAAGTTCCAGATAAAGAAACTTTTTTAGAACAATTTCCTGATTTTAATTTAGTTGAAGTATCTGAAAGTGATAAATATTTAATTGATAAAATAAATGAAGAATATTTATATTATAAAACAGTTCCAGTAGTACAAAATGTTGCAGAAAAATTAAAATCAAATAGTGATGAAGCTGTTGAATATTTATTACAAGAAATTCCAAAATTAACTAGGTTGCAAAAAAGTGAAGGAATTGATATAGTACAAAATGCTGAACAAAGATATAATGAATATCAAGAAAAATTAAAAGGAAAAGATTTGCAATATATAACAACAGGATTTGAAGAATTAGATAGTATATTTAAAGGATTTAGTAGACGGAGAAGAATTAGTTGTATTATTTGCAAGAATAGGTCAAGGTAAATCTTGGATATTAAATAAAATGTTATCACATAGTTGGCAAATTGGATATAATGTAGGATTAATAAGTCCTGAAATGTCAGCAACTAAAATAGGATATAGATTTGATACTTTAGTAAATCATTTTAGCAATAAGAATTTAGTTTGGCGGACAAAATCAAATAGGTTATGAAGATTATATAAAGTCCTTAAAAGAAAATAAAAATAAGTTTATAGTAACTATTCCTCAAGACTTTAATAAGAAAATAACTGTTAGCAAAATTAAAAATTTTGTTCAAAAAAATAAAATAGATATACTCGGAATAGATGGAATAACATATTTAACAGATGAAAGATATAATAAAGGTGATACTAGAACTACAATGTTAACAAATATTAGCGAAGATTTAATGAGTTTATCTATTGAATTAAAGATACCTATTTTAGTAGTAGTACAAAGTAATAGAAGTGGTGTAAATAAAGATAGTGAAGAAACACCTGATTTAGAAAATATAAAGGATAGTGATGGTATAGCAGCAAATGCTACAAAAGTTTTAGCAATAAAACAAAAAGTAAGTGATAATATATTACAATTATCGGTAAAAAAACATAGAGATGGTAAAACTGGACAAACTTTGTTATATCAATTTGATTTTGATACTGGAAATTTTACATATATACCAAGTAATGATGATGGATTAGAACCTAAACAAAGGAAAGAAAAAATAAATAAGATTAAAAAGGAGTATAAAGATGACGAAGATGTATTTTAATGAAATTATATGGGAGGTGTAATTATATGATATTAGCATATATAGCAGGAATTTTATGTGGATTACCTTTAGGAATAATTATAGCAGCATTATTGTTTGCTGCTAATGATGAGGAGGAATAAGTAAATGAATATAGAAGAGTTAGAACAAATAAAAGAAGATTTAAAAGCAGTATATAACGTAATGTACAATTTTGATGATATGCTATGTGATAATATGCAAGTAAGGGTTAAAAGAATAGAAACTCTACTAACAGCTTATGAGAAACAAAACAAAATAATAGATTTAATGATAGAACATATTTACACAGGGTGTGATTTTGATAATAATATAAAAACAAAAGAACAAATCAGAGAATACTTTGAAGAGAGGTGTAAATAATGCGAGATAAAAATAGAATAAAACCATTTTTAGAAAGATTAGAAAAAGTATGGAATGAAGTGCCAGATTGGAGATTTGGACAGCTTGTATGTAATGTATTAAATTCTATACCAAAAGACCCATTTTATGTAGAAGATGATGAAATGATAGAGTATTTTGAAGAGAGGTGTCATAATGGGTGAAGAAATAATAATTCAAGATGAAAATGGTAAAAAATATAGTGTATTAAGAGTTTTAGATGCTGACACAAAGAAAATAATAGATGATTTATCTGCTTTAGTTGTAAAGAAAGATAAAATGATTGATTTAATGGCAGAAGACTTAAAAACTCCAGTAAATAGTAAAGAATGGATAATAGAATATTATAAAAAGAGGTGTGAAAATGCAAAAGATTGATTATAAAGAACTAGCAAGAAGATTAGTTATAAGAGGAATAAGGGGATATAAGCAAAGATTTATAGAAGAAGAAGATTTATTAAGCGGCGAGGATAAAAGGCGAGTATTAGATGAAATAGACAGAATAATAGAACAAATAAAAGAAGATAAGTTTTATAAAAGAAAAGCAGAAGCATTACAGAGAAGAATAGATATGACATGCAGTTTAGAAGATTGCAATGAAGAATTTGAATTGTGAGGTGTAAGTGATGAATATAGATTACAATGCAACAATAGAAATACTAAAAAGCTTTTTAAGTAATGAAAAAACTGAAATATTAGGAATATCAGTAGGCGAAGAAAGGCAAGTAAGAGAGGCAATAAAAAATTTACTAACAGCTTATGAAAAAGAAAAAGAGTATAATAAAGCATTGTTACAATGTTTAAAAGATAGTCAAGAAAAAGATGAAAATGAACATTTATTTTTAGGAAATCCAAATATGTATATGTAAGGGAGGAATAAAACAATGTTAAGTGATGAAGAAATCAAATATATGAAAAATAAAATAAATGAAGTTAAAGCATTTCTTGCTGGAACTAAAGATGAAGAGGTATATTTAGAAAATTTAATGCCGTATATGGTATTTAATGAAAAAGATATAGTAATTATTGAAAAATTATTAGATTTGTATTTTGAACAACAACAATTAAATAAAACAATAAATGGGTTTAAAAACTTTTGGGAAGGTATAACTAATTCTAAATTAGATTGAGAGGTGATAAAACAATGTTAAGTGATGAAGAAAAGGAAGCAATCGAAGAATTAAAAAATAAAAAAGCAGATTATTTTATGATAAGCAATTTAATGAGTAAAATATTATTAAATCTAATCGAAAAACAATCTAAAGAAATAGGAGAATTAAAACAAATAAAATTAAAATTACAAGAAAAAAATATTCCTATTGAAACATTACTAGCAGAATTTGAAAGATTAGAAGATTTAGAAGATGATTTAACAACAGTATATCTAAATGGAGTATATGATGGAGAAAAGAAAGTTGAAGACAAAATAAAAGCAAAAATAGAAGAAGTATTAAAACAACTTGAAAGAAAAATGGAAGAAGAATATAACAAATATGGAAATTCAAGAGAATATCAAGATATGGTAGATGCTTACAATTTTTTGCAATCACTTTTAGAAAAGGAGTAATGAATGGATAAAAAAGAAGAATTAAGATTATTAAAATTATTATATAACGTAATTATGGATAAAACAGTACAAAGAAGATTTGAAACAACAACTACTTGCGATATGACAACAGGAGAATTATCAAATAAAAGATTAATAGATGAATGTGAAGATTATGTTGTTAATAAAATGAAAGAACTTTTAGAAAAGGAGTAGATATATGAATATAGAAGAAAATAATTTCAAAGAATTTATTTTTACAATAGTTGCTTGTATTGTTTTATTACCGTTTTTTATAATAGATTTTATAGATTTTATATTAGAAAAAATATTTGAAAAGGAGTAGATATATAGGAAAAGTAATTATTAAATTTATAGCTTTTTGCTTTAGGATATATTATAGGTACAATTTTATGGAAAGCTTTATTAAAAATTAGAAATAAGAAGGAAGAAAAGGATGAAAACTAGTTTTAAAATAGGCCAAAAAGTAAAAGATCAAGATGAAGATATAGCAACAATAATAGGAATATATGAAAGAGATAAAGCTCCTAATGAAATTTTAATACATTTAGAAGAATTAGATATAGATATTATGGAATATGAATGTAATTTAGAGGTGATAAAATAATGAAAGATGAAGAAAATAAGGCAATAGAATTATTAAAAAATATTGATAAGCAAAAATGTATAATGCTTGAATGTCCCGTTGTTAAAAATAATATTACAAGACAATTAAAAATAATAGAATTAAATAAATTAATTAGAAAGCAAGAAAATATAATAAATAAAATGGCAGAAAAATTAACAACACCTATTCATAGTAAAGAATGGGTAATAACATATTTTAAAGGGTTGGTGGATTAGATTTATGGAAGAAAAAGATTATTTAAGAATGTTTGATACAAATGAATTAAATAGACTTCAAAGATGTGCTAAAAACAAAGATAAAAAAGAAATAATAAAATGGGGAAAAGAATTTGAAGATAGATTAAATAAAAAATATTATGAAATTTATAAAAAACAATATATGATATGGTTAGAGGAAACATTTAAAGATTTAGATATAGCATTAATGTATACATTGCACTTTAATGAAGATACAAAATTTGGAAATAAAAGGTTAAGAAGTGTAATGGATGATTTGGGTGTAACATTGAAAGGATTTTATAAAGGTGAATTTGAAAGAGAGGATTATAAAAAGATGTTAAGAGATGATGGAATAAAAATGATGGAGGTTGAATGTTGAAAAATCAAGAATGTAAAGTAAAATATGTTGATTTAGAGCCAGAGATTAAAATAAAATATGCAAGTTTAGAAGTAACAAAAGATGGAAAAATAAAATGGAATAGACCAAAAGGAAAAGAAGAAACAGAAAAAGCAAGTCAAGAATATGTTGATAGGTAGGTAAAAATAATGAATGATAAACAAATTGTAGAATATTGTAGAAAATTAGTAAGAGCTAATCTGGAACAATATGTAGATGAAAATAGTGCTTTTATATTAGCAACTATTTATAATTTAGAAAATGATAAAACTGATAAAGAATTATTGGAACATTGTTACGGATTAAAAGAATTGTTTGAAAAATGTATTGAGATATTGGAGAAGAAAAATGCTAAAAATAAATGATACATTATACGAATTAAATTTAATGGACATAATAAGAGAATTGAAACTTCAACTTGAAATTAATGAAATATATTTATTTAATCAGATAAAAGAATTACCGGATGATTTAATGGTTAGTTGCCCTTTTCATAAAGATGGTCAAGAAAGAAAAGCAAGTTGTGGAATAAGAAAAGAAGATGGGTGGGTTCATTGTTTTAGTTGTGGTGAAAGTTGCTCGTTAGAGCAGATGATTAGTAGATGCTTTAATGTAAATGATTTTGGACAGTATGGTTTAAATTGGCTAAAAAACAATTTTCTAGGAGATATTTTAGCAGATAGGAAACTTTATATTAATCTAGATAGAAAATCAGTTAAAATTGATTCTAATAAGAATTATATAGATGAAAAAGAGTTAATTAGTTATAGATATATTCATCCATATATGTATGAAAGAAAAATGACAGATAAAGTTATTGAAATATTTGATATTGGTTACGATAAGAATACTGATTGTATTACATTTCCAATAAGAGATAGAAATGGAAATTGTTTATTCGTAGCCAGAAGAAGTGTTAATTCAAAATGGTTTAATTATCCAAATAATGTAGAAAAACCTATTTACGGTATCTATGAATTATATCAATTAAAGGAATTTCCAAAAGAAATATATGTTTGTGAAAGTATGATAGATGCAATTACTTTATGGACTCATAATAAATATGCTGTTGCTTTGAATGGATTAGGAACTCAATATCAGTTTAAACAATTAAATAATTTACCTTGCAGAAAATTTATTTTAGCTACAGATAACGACGAAGCTGGAAAAAAGGCAAGAATAAGACTAAAAAATGCTATTCATAATCAAATTATTACAGAAATTAAGATTCCAACAGGTAAGAAGGATATTAATGATTGTACTTATGAAGAAATTGAAAATTTTTTAGAAATTTTTTAAAAAAATACTTGACATTTTTATTATAATATATTATTATAAATTTGCAAATGAAAAAGAAAGGTGGTAATTATTATGAGAGAAACTTTAAGAATGATGAAAAGTATTATTACAGGAAAGGAGAAACAAAGGAAAGAAATTGATTTAATAGAAGAATATCAAGATTCATTAACTCCAAATATACTAGCTTATATGTTTGTATCTAATTTTGGAATTATAACTAATATTTCAAATAACTGGTTAAAATTAGACGATACAGATAAAGCTAGTTTTTGTTTACAGGAATTAGATAAAGCCCTTCGTACATATGAATTAGATTCTAATATTAAATTTATAACTTATTTCAGAAAATTATATATTAATAGATTAAGAACTGAAACAGAAGCTATTAATACTAATAAAAGAAAAATTCATTTATATTTTAATGAATTAAAAGAAGAAGATATTGATTCTAATCTAGTTGTAGAGGATATAAATTTAATATTAGATAATTATCAATTAAATAAGGAAGAAAGAGCACAATGTTTATTATTAAATCAGGGATATAAAATAAAGGAAATTGCAATTATGATGCATAAAAGTATTTCAAGAATATATCAAATAAATAATGAAATTAGAAGAAAATTTACATTATCAGTATAAAATTAGATATAAAATTCTATATATTATATAGAGGAGGCAGATATGCAAAGATTATTACAAAAATTATCTATTTGGTTATTTAGAAAATCTTTTGATTTATCTAATAATAAGAATAAAACAAAGAAAGGAGGAAGCAATAGTGGAAGTATTAAAAATATCAAATAAATCAAATCCAAACTCCGTAGCAGGAGCAGTTTCAGCAATAATCAAAGATTATGGAAAAGTTGAGATGCAAGCAATTGGAGCAGGAGCATTAAATCAAGCAGTTAAATCAATAGCAATAGCTAGAGGATTTTTGGCTCCTATGGGAATAGATTTAGTATGTGTACCAGCATTTACTGAAGTTACTGTTGAAGGAACAGAAAGAACTGGAATAAAATTAATTATAAAAGGAGAGTAATTATGGCAAGATTTAGTTTTGAAGAAAGTGAGAACTACGGTGGAGGAAGTAATAAGTTTTTTACATTGAAAGATGATAAAGATACAGCAGTTATAAGATTTCTTTATAATAATATGAATGATATACAAGGAGTAAGTGTTCATACAGTAAAAGTTGATAATAATAATGTTGATGTTGAATGTTTAAGAGCTTATAATGAACCGGTAGAAAAATGTCCATTATGTGCAGCAGGACAACATCCGTTTGGAAAGTTATATATTCCTGTATATGATGAAGCTAGTAAAGAAAGTAAAATATGGACAAGAGGAAGAACATTCTTTAATAAGTTATCAAGTTTATGTTCAAGATATAATCCATTAGTTGGAACTCCTATTGAAGTTGAAAGAAATGGTAAAAAAGGAGACCAAAGTACAACATATGAAATGTATCCTATGCAAAGTGATAATGCAATAATAACAGATTTTCCTGAAATTAATGCTGAGGGATTAGCTTTTCACGTAAAGACAGAGGATGAATTAAATTATTATTTAGACCATGGAACTTTTCCAAAAGAACAAAATAATCAAGTAGCAAGAGGAACAAGACAAGCTGGAAATAGTCAAGCAGTGGAAAGAAGAGCCCAAAGAGAAACACCAGCACAACCCGTAAGAAGAAGACCAACATACAATAATGATGAGGAAAGTTTTTAATAGGGAGAATAAGTAATGGATTTATTCACTATACCAGGAATTCCAGCAACTAGGCAAGATGATAAGAATATATTAAATAAGACAGTTAAAAAAACTAAAAAAGCTGTAGCAAAAGTAGGTAAAAGCTTATCTGAAAGAATTGCTAATATAAAAAGGTCAGTTGAAGAAAATCTTGGAGAATATAAAGATAAATATGATTGCATTAGAGAAGAAAATGATTTAATTAAATATATAGATTTATGTATTGCAAAAGGAATATGTGCAATAGATACAGAAACAACTGGATTAAATCCTATGTTAGATGATATAGTTGGATTTTCCTTATATACTCCTGGATTAAAAGCAGTATATATTCCAATAAATCATATAGACTATATTACCAATGCAAAGGTAAATAACCAATTATCGAAAGAAATTTGTAAGAATCAATTACAAAGGTTAGCAGATAATAATGTTAAATTAATAATGTTCAATGCAAAATTTGATATAAGAGTGTTAAGACATCAAATAGGAGTATATCTAACAGCTTATTGGGATGGCTATATAGCTCAAAAATTATTA